TTCTTGCATTGATTCGCAACGACAATCGGTCGATTCTTCTAGATGTTGTTTGAATGTTTTCATTCTTTAAACATCGTGTCAAAATCTTCGTCCATCCCTTCATGAATTTTCTTGATTCTTTGTGTGTTGATGTTATTCATAACTTGTAATACTGTACCAACATCATACTTCATCGTCACGTAGTCGGGATTTTGCCCAGGCGTATCATTAGCATAAGCAATTCGAGCATCGTCTGTACCAAACTCCAAAACTTTTTCTTGTAAATCAGGATCAGTATTACCATCAGCAATAAAACTATTTACTCGTGCGAAGGCGTGTTGTTTTTGTGTGTTGCCTTCCGACACCAACTCATCACCCATCCCACGATCATATACCTCTAATACAATATCAAAAGGTATGTTAGAGGATTCGGATTTCTTTTTAAGACTTCCATACTCTTCAAAGAAGTCGCCCAAGGCATCCAACTCTTCGATAGAAAGATCTTTTTTGTCCAAACTTAAAATACTTTCGATGATATCGGATTCGTATTCATATTCTTCGTAATCAGCCTCGTCCTCGTCATATTCATCATCCTCATCCTCGTCATCCTCGTCATCCTCGTCGGAGTAGTATTCAAGAACATCCCTGACTGTAGACAAGTAATCAGCAGCCAATGTAATCTTAGCAAGAATCCATTCGTCAGGCTCTTCTTCCATACCCGACATAATTTCTGCAATGACAATAGAATCTTCCGCCATTTCATACAACTGACCTTCAGCCATATCCAACCCATCCATTTCGGGTTCTCCGTGATTCTCAACGAACATGTCTTGGAAATCTAGATCTAATTCTTCTCTTGCTGGCCCACGTTTCCTTTGCATCTCTTTTCTTCGGAGTTTCGGAACAAGCCGCTTTGACACCCGAGAGATAGCTTTAGTGAACTTGGAAGTTCGTCTATCTACCGTGATCTTCTGTGCAGGAGAGAGTGAGGAATAAGATTTGCCGCCAGCAAAACGTTTTTTGAACATATTTCTTGCGCCGCGTTGGGCACGTTTTTGAATGCGGCCTTTATCTGCAAATCTTCGCATGATGCGAGCGCGTTGGAATTTAATTCGAGACTTGCGCCTACGTAATTGCATACCGCGCTTGCGCCGTTGCCCGACATTTAATACAGAAGCTTCTGTTTGATTATTTTCCATTGGAGTTTACCTTAGTCTTATCCCCACACAGGATTGCCTTAGCCTAACTGTGCATCATTGTGTATTTATATCTATTTAGATTTTGACAAATTCATACCAGATCTTAAGTCATCAAACAACTTCTTGGTGTCTGATTTGGTCATTGTGTTAGGAACACCCTTCGAAAAGGTGTCAAAATCACCACCAGCAACGTTTGCCCTCTGTTTAGATGCTGACATTCCAGCAACACCCTCTGCATCAGGATCTCTATCCCCAGCAGAAATAACAGCAATCTCTTTAAAGTCATAAAATCCGTGGCGGGCCTTTACTCCGTTGTATTTATTCAACAGTGTATCAAATTCAGATATCCTATCAGCACCGACAACCATAGTGATCTTAGAGAATCCTTTGTTGTGGAGGTTGGTAGCAATATCCATTGCGTTTTTGACTTGTTTGTCGAGAATGATATTCTTAGAGTGTTTTGGGAACATCTTGCGGACGTGTTTAACTTTTTGGTCGTATGTCAAAGGATTCTTCTTGGCATCCTGTGAGTGTGACAGGTATACGAAGAATGGGTTTCTTCCCGCTTTGGATGCCAATACCGACACAAGTTTGCCGTGGCCAACTGTTGGGGGGTTCATCCTACCGAAAGTAAAGAATGCTTCCTCATTTTTCTGTTCGATGATAAATTGTTTGAACGAGTACATTTACTTTTGCCATCCTTTTACTATGTCAGATGAGAAGTTGTTGTATGAAAATTGCATACGATTCACCAGTTTAACAGCATTGCCGCTCAACTTGTCAATAGCAACATATCCTTCCGCACCCGTTACTGTATACCCATCCTTGGTTCTAGTAAATGTATCTATGCTTTGCAACTGATTGAGTTTATTTATAAGTTTAAGTTTTGCGTGAACTAACAGTTTTTGTAACTCGAACATCTTGGCCAAGTTATCTTTATTAGTGTCAGAAAAGAATGATAACAGCGCATCAAGTTTTGCTTGTTGGGCCTGCTTGCCTTTCTGTGTCTTTCGTGCATCAATTTCTTTTTGATACTTAGTAGAGATCCATTTGATCAACTTTGTGGCATGTACTTTGGGGTTTCCAATAGTATCACCAGCCCGAACAAATGTGTTGTTAAATGTCTCAACGTGTTGCGCAAGTACTTGGTTGCCTTCCAGTTCTCTCAGTGTAGAACCACTAATAGAATTGAATAGAACTCCAATTGCCGACAGAGTTTTGTTGACATCTGCGGTTTCTTTCTTCGACATAGATGCTTTAGTAACATCTCTTAGGAATGCGTCTTGCGACCAAACATTAGAAGAAGTTTTTAATGCCTTTACATTTACACCAAATGATGCTGACATAGAATCAAAAGTTCCACCTGTGTAGGTGGTGTGCCATACAATACCAATCTTGGCTGACCTGACAGGCTGGGCCTGATCGTAAGGAACGGCATAGACGATGGTGTTGGGGTGAAAGGTTGTATACTTTTGCCCTTCGATGTTTTTTGTTTTGACATCATCCCGACCAAAAAGAAAGTCGCCCTGAATAACACCTTTGATTCCCAATTCGGGAAGGTATTTCAGGGCGTCTTTTAACTTAACTGCCAGATCACCTTTAGTGTCATCATCAACTTCTTGCGGGGTTTTATAAACTTTTGGGTTCTTATTAAAGATACCTTTCTTAGCAACAAAAAACTTTCCGTCTGTTGGATCGGTCCCGGCAAACACAGCAGGAGCACCATCCCATTTTACAGATACAGAACCGCCGTGCCCAGATAACATATCACGCATATCACGCAGAGCAAAGATTGCTTGGCGTGTACCATTTACACCACCATAAATGACCAAATCTTCGAGATGGGTCATATGGGTGTTCTTTTGTTCTGCAATGAAATCTGCGAACCGCTTCATGAATTATATCCAGTTATATTCTCTGTTATTTATAATTATGTGAAATTCCCCCATCGGTTTGATTTCTCCTGCGACACTCTAGCACCAGAATTAGTGCGATCAAACATAGGAATATCATCATCTATTTGGCCACTATCGTGTAAGTCTTTCTGTGCTATCTGTTCTACATCATACAACTTCATCTTAGATTTGTCAATACCAAGAACAAATCTTTTGTTTGTGTCTGGAGAATTGTATCGGTTCTTTAATTGTTTAACCACAACTTGATTGAGTTCCGCCAATTCTTCGGTTGCTATTAACGCAACCATAAAGTCAGCCGTCGCGGGCAACCCGAACGATTCACTGGTGTCGGTTAGAGATACATCACTGTTATCATAGCCGCCGCGGGTAGTCTGGGTTGCACTCATAATAGGTACATTATACTCAACCGCCATACCACGAATCTCTTCGGCAATAGACTTAACCAATGTGTATGAATTCACCGACGCAGCACCCTTAATCCTTGCGGACGAACAGATATTCAAATAATCAATATAGATGATATCGGGCACAAATTGTTTCTTAATCTTTACATCATTCAACAAATGTTTAAAATGAGAAACGTTTGCAGAGGCTGTAGGATATTCCTTAATGATCAATTGACCCTTAGTTTTACTCTGGATACGACCAATCTTTTTCAGGTAATCTTCTTTCTCAAGTCGTACCAAGTCATCAAGTTTCACATTCATCAAATTCGCATCGATCCTCTCGGCAATTCTTTCTTCCGACATTTCCAAAGTTATATACAAAACATTCTTACCAATCGAAAGATTGGCGGCGGCACAATGACACATAAACAAAGATTTACCGGCGCCGGTTCCCGCCAGAATAATATTCAAAGTCTTGGAAGGTAAACCACCTTTGGTTATACGATTCATATAATCCAAATCAAACGGAATACGATCTTCAATTTTGTGATAGAATTCATAACGTTCTTCAGCATCACCCAAGAAATCGTGGCCAACATGATTGTCGAACGAGATGGCCAAGGCATCCGAGAGGATGGTCGGTATAGCCCCCTTCTCGAATGTCTTGGACTCACCATCAAGTATTTGGATACTATCCATAATAGCATTGTAGATGGCCTTATCTTGACAGAACTTTTCTGCATTTTCGACCAACCAATCCGTATCTTGATCAGACACATCATTTACCGACAACTCATCAACCAACTCACGAACTTTCCTGTGACTGTCTGTGTTTAAGTTTGAAATCTCATCCACTTCAATTTCAAGAGCATCAATGGTAGGAGGGCTATTATACTTTAGAATATATTCTTGTACAGTCTTAAACAAAGTCTTTTCTGAACTATCCGTAAAATATTCGTCCTTCAAGAATGGTATGGTCTTCCTGACAAAGCTGTCATCATACAGCAAATGTTTAAGTATTTTCTTCTCTAAGCTCATTACTATACCTTTCTTCGGCGATTTTAATTTGTTCCGTTAATATCGAATTTAATACCCGACTGATATTTTTTTCGAATGCTAGTTTTGCTTGTGCGTTAGAAAGTATTTCGTCCTTATTATCAGAGTGAATTGTATATTCAAAAGATATCTTTGGTCGGTCTTCTTCCCCGATATCAACTACCCCATAAGAGTAGGTGACACCTTGGAATTCTCCTTCGATCAATTGAACTTTGGCTAAAGCATCGGCAGATTCATAACCCCCTTCAGGATCAATAATAATAAAATCTCTATTCTCCTTCATCTTCTGTCTCCGCAACTTCATCCAAATCTAACCCTTCGCTTCCATATAAGAATTCTTTCTTACATGCATTATCAATCTGAGTCAACATATCTTGGGTATAATATTTCTCTGGATTCGCATTGATAGACTTTCCAAATACTTTCTGACCATCTGGCAGTTCATACCTTGTAGATGATTTCTTAATTATACCATATTTCTCAGCAATGTCAAGCAAACCGTAGTATCTGTCTAGCCCGTGGTCATAAGTAATCTTAACCTCGACCAGAGCATTCTCTTTGGTCAGACGAGACTTCTGCATCTTTGCTTTGACGATATTACCAATAACTGCTGTACCATCCTTCTCTTTCTTCTTGGTGAGCATCACGATTGTGGATGCGGTATACTTCAATCCAGAACCACCTGACATCGCTTTCGTTGGGAAATATGCACCCACAACATCATACACATGGTTAGTGATCATTAGAGGAACACCGATCTTCGCAAGTTTCAGATTTAGGACGCGGAAGGTAGCCTTTAGGATTTGTGCTTTGGTCATATCCTTAGTCTCTTTGCCGTCCATTGTATCTTCCATTTCTTTGGTAGATGACAGTTGCCCGAGTGAATCTAAGACCATGATCATTGGTTCACGTTGTTTTTCTGATTGCGCAGAATAGTTTTCAATGATCTTTAGTGCGGTGTGTCGGAACTTCTGAATCGTATCAGGCTCAGAAATAATAACTCGGGTAGTATCAATACCTCGGTCTTCCATCATACCTTTCGTGACAGCCGCTTCGGTGTCGAAGTAGATTACCCCACCTGTCGGATTGGAATCTAAAAATTGCTTTACGATTCCCAAGACAAAGAATGTCTTACCGGTTGCAGATTCACCGGCGAATGCGGTGACTTTATTGTTGGGAACACCACCATAGATGCTACCCGAGAGAACAGCATTAAGTGCGTAACTCCCCGTATCAATACAACCTGTATACTCGGCAGAAGCACCGCCTTCAGATAATATCTTTGTGTCTTCGTCTTTGAGTGTTTCCACTAGACTGTTAAAAAATTTACTCATAATATAACTCCGTTCAAAGTGTACATAGTATAACACAAAAAGTAAAAAAAAGCAAGAGCGAACCCTTGCTTTTTCTGGTTAGGCTGCTTGTTTAGCAGCCATTCTTTCTACAATATCTCGACATAAGTGATTGGGATATTCATCCCCATACTTCATTAAGAATTCGTCGAGGTTCATGCGTCCCATCTTTCGGTTTACTTCCTTAGTGATGACGATTAAGTTATCATCGCTATTGTCTCCACCATTTGCGTGTGAGATGATATGGCCACCTTCGATGTCTTTCATAAAGACTGGCGAACCTTCGATTGCACATTGTTTACCTTGCTGTTCAAATCGATTTAAGATTTGAACTTCACTAAAGCATCGCACACGCTTTCCTACGACTCCAGAAATTTCACCATCAACTGTTATCGCATTTAGGAAAATTCCAATCTTAGCAAAGATTTGCTCTTTAAAGTGCAGACCTAACATACCGCTCCAAGTTACCAGTAACCTACTTTTTTGCCCTCCCTCATACGTGGTTTCTTGGTCAAGAAACATTGAGTACATTGTCGGCACGTAAGTATCAGCAAAGGCTTTGAAATCTACAATTTCTAATTTCATTGCCTTTAAGTAAAGCAAAAATTCAAAAGCAAACAGAATCTTAGGTCTGGTAGAAAAAGATTTCTTAGCCATTTTCTCGTCGGAAGCTGAATTGACAATTTTAAGCATTTGGTCCAAAATTTCCTTCAGAGTTTTGTATATTTTTTTACACTCAGACAAATCTGTCCTTGCAGGCGCAGATCTATACTGTTCATCTAACAAAGCTCTATCAATTTTTGTTGCTAAAAACCATTCGCTTAAGTTTTCGTTATACAGGATAGATGCTGCAGCAAGTTTTGCTACCAATTCTTCAGCCTCTCTACGATCATTCCGCAGTTTTAAGACTTCAAAGAAAGGGTGCAGGGAAGTTCCCAACTTGTCAAAAGGAGTATCCGGATTGACTATTGATCGGACCATAGAAGTGTAAAATCCTTTTACACCATTTCGTTTTTCTTGGTCCTTTAAATCGTTCCCATCGTTTAGCTCAACAAACTTATCTGCTGCTTCTATGTCCGTCATTGCGGAGTTGTATATTGAAGTCGCAATTACAGAATCATAAAACGCTTGCTTATCAGCATCTTTCAAGTGTTCCCACTTTAATGAAAGTTTTCTGTAGGTTTCGGAAAACCCCATAGGCACATACACCCCATCCGCACCTTTAGGTATGGTCAAAGAGATTTTCCCCTCGATGTAAAGAGAAAGACTTACAAGCCTCTGAAGCCCATCAAGGACTTCATATGTCCCATCACCAAGGTCTCTTAAGTGTAGTGTGTTAACACCTTTACGATTCCAGACTGAAATTACAATTTTCTTACTCCACTTTGGGTCTGCAATAAAATTCCGCTGGTACTCCGGACTCAATATAATTTTTTCAGCGCGCATCATATCGAAAAGCCATTTTACAGTTTTTTCAGTATTTTCTACAGGTACGACTGCGTGTGTGTAACTTGTTAAAGCTTTTTTGTTCATAATATAACTCCATTGTTTAAGGTTTTTAATTGTCCGTATAGAATCGGTTTCAGAAACTATTTACAGACAATGAATTGCTCATCAATTCAATACATATAATACCCCATTTTGGTGGACATGTCAAGCTTTTTTTAGCGATTTAATGAAAAAGGTCCTCTTTTTTTACCTTGATCTTCCATTACTTTATCAAGTTCACCCCTTTCCATTGGGATAGGATCGAGGGTTGTAGCGTCAAAATAGGCGCTCTCAGACGGCTTTGGGGCGGGTTTGGGCCTACTCTGTATCAAAGAGTAGTTCCCAGCAATCAAAAGCAGTACAGCCAACGGATCAAACACAAATATAATCGTTATGATAACCCAAGTGACTGCTTTTTCCAGTATTTCCTGATCTGTTTCACCATAGACAAATGCAGCAATATACTTGATTGGTCCAACTTCAGCCTCAACCTCTCTCCTTTCTGCTCGTATCGGCGCAAGTTCCAGACGATAACCGGTGATGTTATTCTGCGAAAGTTCTATCTGATCTAACAACTTAGTCCTTTCTTCGGTCTGTTCTGCTCGTGCGTTTACACCCTTGGTGACCGCACCAAGTTCCGTATAACGTGCGATCTGGTCATTGAGTGTATTGATATCCAATCGGGCTTGAGATATGATCTCATGCTCTATCTCAATCCTCTCCTCAATTAATACTATTTTATCAGATACATCGCCGGATGTCAACCCCTGATCTATGTGTGCTTTTGATAAAAAGCCAAAGATACCCAAAGATGTTATCAGAATGAGAACAGACACAGCAAACACGAAATAGTACTTCAGTGCCTTGGGTGCGGTTTGCCAGTTGCGGTATGCCCAACTGGCAGCAACAAGCTTAGAAACTTCGAGAGTCGCACCCATGACACCGATGGATATTGGGCTCGCAGCAAAGATAGCAATAAGCCCTGCGATGGAAAAGTAAGCGGCAACTGCTGAGACGGATAACCCAGTGAGGATCATCATTATTGCAGTAAACATATTAACCTCGGGTCAGAGCAACAATTTTGCTGACTTGTTCTTCTAGTTTTTCTTTACGATTGGGCCAGTAGATATATTCCTTCTCTGGGTTCTTCATCAAGTTCACTAACAGAGGAACAATCATCTTTTCAAGTTCTTCAAGTTTTGATTTGGTGCTGGCCTCAAGTTCTGTTTGCTTGGTAGCAAAACTTTCTTCGAGTTGAAGTTTTTGACCATCTAGCCCGAAAGTGGTTTGCTCGTAGATCGCAAGTACACTATCGATCTTCTGTTCGAGTCGAGCAATAGATTCATTAGAGGTTGATACAGTCTCCCGAATAATAGTGGTCTCTAAAGTTTCCTCATTAGTTACCTGAGTAACTTCTGATTCATCTACCGCACTAAACCCAAAGTCTTCCTGAGTTCTTAAATCTAAATATTCTTGTGGTATTGTCATTTCTTAAAAAACCTTTTTAAGTTTGATAGGGGCTTTGTATTCCAACCAAATGTATTTACAATATTATTTAGTGGTTCTACAAACGACTTATTAAATTGTAGATCATAGTCAATGTATTTATCTAATTCGAATTGTTTAGGTAGGACAGAAGGCACAGAAATGACATTTTCCTGAGTCGGGTTAGGCATCTTCATATAACAAAACTTAATCTTCTCGCCATCCTTGACCAGTTCATATTTCTTGGTAAGATTATGTTTCTTGAGCATATCATTAAACACCAACGAACCCCGCACATGAATCGGTGTCGCTTTCTTATAGAGTGTATCTTTGTCAGAGTACTTGGTAAGTTCAGACACACCACGAGGGAAGGCTACATCTTCGAACGGCAAATTATCAAACTCTTTTCTGAAAGTTTCAACAAAGATGTGTAGTTCTGGTTCGGTCCCGTTCATTACAATACTAAGTGCTTCCTT